AAAATGTCGCACAAGAGATTATAGACGCAAAACTTGCTAGGGAGCAGCTCAATGAGATTCGTAATCTCGTAAACTTAAGATTTGGGCCAAACACATGGCAGGAGATTTTATCAGAAAGATTTTCTTTCTTAAGATCAAGGACTTTAACATTTTCTCTAATACCTCTAAGTTTAGTTTTAACTACTTCATTCATTGAAGAAAAGATTTTAATGTCAAGGATATCTTCAATAACTTCTCTACGTCCTGGTGCAGATAACTGCATAAAGGGAACGAAAGAACTACTACCTAGAATGACTATCTGAGTAAAGGACTTAAAGTTAAGTTTTAAAATATTTTGTTCCAGATACTTTTGTTGATCTACTGCGTTTGCAAGTTGATCTAAACATTTACCGTTCTGGTGTATCTCAAAGACAGAAGGTTTCATTCCCCTTCTGACAAGATACTGTCTACTTCCAATAGAAAACTCAACCTCAACCATACAATCTTTTTCATTAATTGTATTAACTAATTGAGATTTGTAGATCTTTCTGAATGGTTTATTAAAAAGACCGAAACAAAGTGCATCCAAAACAGTGGATTTACCTGCACCATTTGTGCCAATAATTAAGGTAGTATCACTTTTTTGAAAATTTATTTCAGTAAATTGATTTCCAGTAGAGAGAAAGTTTTTCCATTTAATTGTCTGAAACGAGATCATAATGAGAAGGAAGGATCACAATGTCATTGGGAGATATAATAGTGTACTTGTAACCATGATGCTCACAAGCTTTTATAGCGGGTTCTTTTTCTATTTCAACTGGTTCTACTTCGGTATCTGCAAAGTCATTTAACATTATAGCATATCTTTCTGCGTCGTCAACCTCTTCAAAAAGAAATAAAATTTTCTTTCCTAATTTGTCGAAGACACAATAAGCGCCATCGTTGACGTTTTCTTCTTGGTTGACGAGAAGGAACATTTACGCTATTTCGCATGCTTCATTATATATCTCATTAATAAGTTTCTTCAGGTTAGACTTATCAAAATCACCTTCAGACTCTTCAATATACTTACTAAGAATGGAAATAGTATTTTCAGATTCTTCAATCTGGATGTTTTCAGCATCTATCATCTCAAAGTTTTCAACAACCTTAAGATCATAAACATTCACTGAGAGCAGTTTGTCAATAAACTTTTCAAAATCCTTTTCACTACTCTTCTTTCTAACAATAACTTTAACAATTTTATTTTTATAGTTACTAAAGTTAAAAGTTTGTCTAGGGGTATCCTCATAATAGATGTGCTTATACATCGAAAAGGGATTATTGATAGCAGTGGTTTCTAGGGTATCCAGATCAAGAATATGAAAACCACGATTATCATTTACATCATTCCAATAAATCTCATAAGGGTTACCTAGGTAGTAGACAGTTCCATTATTTGATCTTGTATGAAAATGTCCAGAGAATACCTTATCAAACTTGTTAAGAATATCAACGTCCATACTACCATGCTCCATAACAACATGATGATTAACCTTAAATCCTTTAAGTTCAAGGTGTCCCATTGCAAGTTTAGATGATGACTTTTTGATACATTCAAAACTTTCTTTTTCGTTTTCTTTATTAACCCAAGGTAAAAATAAAATATCACGACCACCAATACTTACTTCTTGGGGATCTGGATAAATTTTTACATTGTCATACTCTCTTAAAAATAATCCAACACTTGTTAAATCATTTGTATTTTTATAATAAGCGGTATGGTTACCAACGATCGTATGTACTTCAATTCCCATCTTAGCAAGACGATCATAATAGTTTTTCTTTGCCCAATCAAGTGCCCAGAAATCAATACCACGGCGATTGTCAAATGTATCACCCATGTCAATGATTGTTGTAATCTTACGTTTCTCTAGTTCTGGAAAGAAAACCTCATTATAAAAATCTAAAAAATAATTATGAAAAGTTTGAGAATTCTTACGAGCACCAAAGTGTTGATCAGTAATTACTGCTACATTCATTTTAAATAATCCTCAAGACTGTTTTGACTTCCCCAAAATGATTCTACACTTTGTAAATCAGGATCAGCAAGTTTCCAAGGATCAAAAATCCTTGCAGTTGGGGTGTCTAAACCATGAGACAATTGTACCAAATCAAGTATCTCAAAGCAACCCAATGTAACTCTTTCTACATCTTTAGGATCTTCTTTGTAGATATCCCAAATATCACTCTCAGAACACTTCTCCTTTTCTAAAAACTTCTTTGCTCTCTCTGAAACATCATTCCAAAATGGACTATCAAAAGAAGATCCCATTTGATAATGGTATGCCAAACCTTCTAACCATTCTTTTTCACTACTAATAATAGCAGTATTCACTTCTTGTTTAGATGCATCATCATTTACATAGTCAACTAAAACTTTAGAAATTTGATGTGTATGAAGACCAGAAAGACTTTGTAGAGGTTCCATGAATCCTGCAGCATTTCCATTTCTAGAATAAACACCATTATCATCAATTAAAAAAGATGCAAACTGAGGTTTCCAAGTAACATATCTTGCTGTAGATACATCTTCATCTGGAAGCATTTTTTGTAATCCTTCTCTTGCTTCTTCTTCTGTAGTAAATTTACTGCTAAAAGTATATCCCCAAGTTTGACGATCTTTTAAAGGAATACCAAACATCCAACCATTCTCATGAGCAAAGTGAACAGTATGATTCCAATTGCCAGGAGACATTTTCCTGTAGATGACTGCTGAATCGACAGTAGGTAATTCAGATTCTATATACTCATCTTTGTATAATAAAGGTTCATTACCACTACAATCAACAACAAAATTATAATTACGTCCGTTTACAATACATCCATCAGGTGAAGATTCAATACTTTTTACTTTTTCAGCAACAACTTTAATATTAGTTCCTTCAATTTTTTCTATATGTTTTAATGTAAAAGTACTTAAGGCACTTGTATCCATATGAATACCATATTGACCTACCCCAAAGTCATGTTCAAATCTTTTATTTTTCTTTCCCCAATTAAAAAACCTGACTCCATACTTAAGACTACCTTTTAATTCATTAAAAAGCATATCAGTACTAAATTTAGATCTTCTTAGAACCTGAGGAATGTGAGGTGTAGTTGCTTCTCCAATTCCAAAGATGGGAGTTTCTGGATCATAAATCCAATCAAGTTCAAAATATTCAAAATTCAATTCCTGAGAGAACTGAAGAGTTTGGAGACAACCTGCTGTCCCTGTTCCAATTACAGCAATTTTAATCTTCTTAAATTCAGTATTCATTTTTTCAATCTATACTGTACATTATCTTTAATTGAATTATAATCACTTTTACTATTGCTCAAAACATTATCATCAACATTGAAAACTTGATCATAACCAGTCTTTTCTAGAATCTTATTCTTAATATCCATCTGCTTTTTCTCTTTTTGAATCCGTCTTAGGAAAGCATAATGAATGATCTGAGTAAAGTAAGCAAATGGGTTTGTTGATTTATTTGGATCAAAGTTATTAATATACTGAACACAGTTTTCAATTCCATCAGATATCATATCTTCACGGAACATGTAGTTAACAAAGTTTGGTTTATATGATAGGTGTGTTGCTATCTTCAAAAAACACTCACCAAGATAATTCGTGATACGAGGTTTTGGTTTCTCGTTCTCTTGTGCTTCTTTTACTTTGTTTTTATAAACAATTAGAGCATGTAAAAGTTCTTTATTGTTTACATAATGTTCAGATCTAGCTTTGGGCATTATTTGCTTTTATCATGGTTTTATTATAACACTTTAATCAAAGCTTGACAAGTGTGCTTAATGTATGTACAATAACCTTGTGGAGGTTCAAAGGGATATATTAAGTATCTAATTTAAGTCTTAAACATTTCTCTAGAATCTTTCTAGCATCATCTACTGTGCCAAGAGAACCCATTGTCCTATTGAGTTTAACTCCTTTAGTCCCATTGTTAGGAGGAGTGTTGATATCTTGAAAACCCGCCTTGACGTATTCTTTGTAGCACTGTATATAATAATTAGTTTCAGGTAATTCAGTCATAGTAATAACATTACTTAGTCTTATAAACAGTGTTTCTTCAAGACAAACCTTTATCCAAGGTTCAAATTTTAAGACATTATGGTTTGATCTGCTA